TCTTAGGCATAGGTTTAACTATAATCCATACATCGCCCTCACTTTGAGAAATAAACTCGTTAAAAGAGTTTTTATCGTGTAACTCTAATTTGCCTTTTTTAACTGTTCCTGTGAATTTCATCTTCATCTATCCCATTTAATTGCATTACCATATCTGTCATTGACGATAAACACCACACACAAAAAGCTACAGGACTAATTCCAAAATAACCTTTAATATCTCCTGCATCTTCATCTATTTCGCTATCACATATTGAACATTTATCATTCACAATAAAATCCTCTTAAGTTATAATAAACCTCTTTCCATAAATCTCTATTGTATTTATCTGTGAATTTCTTATGCCCAAGCGAGTGGTATTCGGTGTGGTGTATTCGGCACAGGCTCACACAAGAGAAATCTTTTAAGGTTGGCTTCTTCCTATTACCACCCATACCTATAAAATCCATGTGATGAGCATCAACTTCTAGTGAGCCACACACAGAACAAGGTTGAGATTTAATATAATTTATATACTCTTTATTCGTTATCAAAATAAAACTCCTTGTCTTGTTAGCTTGTCAATTCTATCTTTCGCCTTCTCGTAATATTCCTTATCTATTTCAATTCCTAATAAATCAACCCCAAAGTAATGACAGGCTATTGCTATTGAACCTGAACCTAAATGGGTATCAAGTATCTTCTGTCCTTTTTCTGCATAATTATTTAATAACCACTCATATAGTTTTACAGGTTTTTGTGTAGGGTGTATTAAGTGTTCAATTCTATGACAATGAGAGCCGAGCCATTGCAATGTGAATTTTTTTATGTTAGAACTATGACTTGTCCAAGCAATTTCACAATCAGAAAATGGATTTTTCCCTGTCAATTTATCCCATACGATAATTGAATTAGTAGGGTATAGGTTATCAATGAAATAGTTTCCACCCCATATAATTTGGTTTTTAGATACCCTGAACAGCTCATCAAAATATTCTTTTTTTGGTTTTATATCCCATTTATCATCATCTTTTTTAAATTTTCTTTTGCTTCCAAAGCCATCTGCATTTCTTAATGGTTTTTTTCCATAAGGTGGGTCGCATATAGCCAAATCAAAGTGATTGTCCTCATAATCTTTCATAACATTCATACAATCATCATTTATCAGTTTATTCATTTTCAAGCCTACCCTCTAATTCCATTAATCTTCTATAATCTGTAAGCCAATCATCAAATTTCATTACAATCATAGTATCGCCTCTATCTTGTTTTATAACTTGCATATCTACATTTGGAGAAGGCATAATATAAGCTGGGAGTCGTCTTCTGCATTTAGCTTGAACTCTAATATCGCTATCAATAACAACATCTACTTCTTCGTGCATACCTAAACTTCTTCCATCGCTACCCCAACTTCTTTTGGCTGGTATATCTGATTGTTCGCATAGACTCACAATATATCGTTCAAATCTATTGCCTTTTTGTTTACTTCTATTTGGCATTTATAATCCCTTCTCGCTTTGCACATTTATGACATATAGTCAATTCTGTTTTAGTTATAACTCCTACCCATTTATAAAACGGAGCTTTCATTTTATAAGTCTTACACATATCACAATTTCTTGACATCTTGCCAAGACTAGACATCTTCCAAGCTACCACCTAGTTGTTTATAACGTCTTTCTAGTGTATCTATCATATTCTGTTTTATAATACACCCAGCATACTTACTTCTCTCGCCTACACCCTCTTTGCGATAATGCCTTAACATATCTTTATACGTATCTAATACTCGTCTTCTACCTTCATTATCTCTTTCTCTTTGGAGGCTTATTACGTTTGCGAACTCTTTTTCCATCCCTGATTCCTTTTTGTTTTTTGTTCCAAGCCATTTTCCTCTCTTTTTTTCTCCTATTGAACGCTTCTTTCCATTGCAGTTTTCTTGCAAATTTGAGGGCAAGAATCCCTACAACCAAAGAAGCAAATATAATGTAAATCATAGTTTTCCTTATATGTTGTCTATTTCATCTAGTGTTTTAGAAGCTACTTTATAATTATCAAATTCTTTAGATATAAACTTTAATCCTCGCATAGCTATATCTAGTTTCTTTTCTGCTAATTTAAGTTTCATCTCTAACTCTAATATATTATGTAGAAGCCTGTCTTCCATAATACTTTTCCTTTTTTATAATTCTGTAACACTTTACACAAGTCGGCTTACCATTAGGAGCAATTATAACTGCTTGTTTACCACATTTACATTTCTTTGACATTAGTAAATATTCCTCCTAGCATTTCCTTTAATTTTTTATCTTGTTCTTCAGGTGTCATAAAATTTTCTTTTTCTGCCCTCTCCTTTGCTTTTCTTAAATATTCATCTTGCCTTACTTTTTCCATTTGGAATTTATGTTCTTTATATAAGCCATTGTAATCTCGCTTTGCCCAAGCTATTAATCTTCTGTTTACGTCAAAAGCCTTTTGTTTTTGCCATCTCTGTTTCTTTCCATTAGGCAACATCTCTGTCCAATAGTCTATAAACTCTTGAATCATCTCAATTCCATACTTTCTTTTATAATCTACGTTATTTATAATTTCAGATATACTTGTTTTTATAATGGGTTGCTTTTCTTCTCTAAATAATAACTGCTTAAATTCATTCAGATTCAACCTTATCCTTTTTTGATTTATAACGACCTCCACCATTATTTGCTCGTCTAATTTCAAATTCGGACATTCTAATATATCTTTCAATCCACCAATGTTCTTCATCTTCCCACCTTTCTGGTTCATATTTGGAAACAGACTTTTTCTTTTTTTTCATATCTTTTCTCCTTTAATATAAAAAAAAAGGGGGAAATTAATCCCCCTCTATTATTAAAATGGTATATCATTTTCACTAAATGGGCTATTAACTTTACCCACTACCTTTGAAGTTTCTTCTTTAGGTTTTGGCTCATTAAACTTCAATGAAATATACTTTTTGGTGTTCCCATTTGCATCTTCATAAGTATTAGTCCAACCAACCACAAACCATTCCTTACCACCGACATCAACCTTTCCATTTAAATTAGGGTGTTTGTCTGATGCCCTTTCTTGAACAGGAAACAATGCCCCTGAATTGTCATTCTTTTTCATCTATTACTCCTTTATTAAGCCTTTGCAGTATTATGTTCTTTTTCAAATTCTGGCTCTCTTTTGTCAAAAACATATTCTAAATATTCTTTAACAAAATTATCCATTTCACAATCTTCCATCTTATGTTTGCCCTCTAAACTTCCAAACCAAACATTATAATAATCATCTCTTGGATATTCTTCAGTTTCTTCGGGAACTATTTCTATAACATTTAATGCAATTTCAAGCAAATCTTTTTCACTACTTATTTTTTCTATAAAAGACTCTGCTATTTGCTCATCTACATAACATAAACTATTATGAAATAAAGATATTTTTAAATGTATTTTTAATATATCAACAGAATGTAAATAAACATCTCTTGTTACTATAGTTCCATTTCTTTCATAATACCCAGCATCATTCCAATCATTATTTTCTTTCATCTATTACTCCTATGTATCTTTTGATGTCTTCTTCTTTATTTTCTAAAATGCATGGACATACGTGCAGTTCGCTATACCCTGACTTCTCATCTAATAAGTTGTCGTGTAAGCCTCGCCCAAAGCAATGGTTACATTTTTGGTCAGCAAACCTACTGATTTCCTCCTCGGAGGCTTTCTCTAGGAACAACTCGTATGCCCAATCCTCATCATTCATTATCCATGTCCTTTTCAGACACATTTTAGAATCTTCTCGTGCCATCTTCATTATAATCCCTAAATGCCACAGAAAGATTCTCCCCATCTTTACTTGCTACTAACATCTTCTCTATTAAAACTATAATAGACCAAACTTGGTTTTTATTAAGAAGTTTGTAAGCATCTTTTATAACACTTATAAATGCTTTTTTAGGTATTTTTTGTCCTGATTGATATACCTCTGCTATACCTCTTAAATCCATCGCATCGCCATCTCTATATTGCATTATTTTGCTCCTTTCTTGAAATCATCTGCTTCTACGTCTGAATATATACCATACTCATACGCATTGATAATTTTCAATACTAGCCTATCCTTTAGCCTCTTTTCACACATAGCGAAGTTATATGGATTTTTATTATTATAGCTTGATGATTCGCCTGTACTCCATACTCGCTTATCGCCTTTACTGGCTTCGCCAAGCATAGCTACATTAGAGTTATTATCTCTAAACACTTGTGGCAAATGAAACTCCACTTTCTCTATGTCTGCAATCTTCTCAACTGCATCGTGAGTTATAATCCAATTAGACTTTCCACCAAACTTCATCTCCCAAAAGTCTGATTTGTCAAGATTATACTTTTTAGCTAAATCCTTAATATCCACTACCTTTTCCTCCTTATAATATAATAAATGTTAATTCCGAAATCAATCAGGCACAAGATAAGATATGCAATCATTAGCATAATGCCCCCATATATTAAAACTAGAAATATATCAAGCATATTCCCCCCTTATCTCCCATCTTGATTCTCGGCTTTTTGGGTTTTCTATTTTGCGAACATCTAAATATCCGTCTTCTCTTAACAACCTAAATGTTCGTTCATAGGTACTAGGTGAGCCTAATCTACGTTGAAACCTCATCAAACCTTGCTCTGATAAAGTTTGTATCTCGTGAGTATAAAAAGTTCTATCTCCAAACAAAAATCTGTTTTTGATAAAACTCATTATATGGTCTTTAACTTTCATCTTTCTCCCTTTCTATTTGTGAATATGAAACATCTTGAACGTCATCTCTATACCTTAACCCCTCGCCAAAAACAAGCCGTTCTTGTTTGGTGTTAAATTGATAGATTTGAACATCTCTATCATCTTTATATTTAACTGCAACTAGATATTTCATCTTCGTTTTCATAATGTTTTTCTAGGCACTCATAACACATTCTTTCTTCTCCATCTCCATCAACCTCATCAAAAAAGTGAAATTCGCAATCTATACACATAAATCTCATCAGCAATCTCACTATTGAGGTTTATAATCAGGATATAAATCTTTAACCTTACACCCTAACATTTTTGCTAATTGTTTTATTTGGTCATTACGAGGTCGTCTTCTACCAGCAACCCATTGACTTGGCTCGGTTTCATGAACTCCTAATTGCTCTGAAATCCATTTTGCCTTTAAACCTCTTGAGTTTATAATCTGCTTGAGGTTGTTATCGTTACTCATCTTTTTCCTTTCGTTTCGTTAATTAAATTTATAATTATTCTTTGCACTTTTGCAAGAAATAATTTATTCGCCTTGAATTATAAACTTTTCTTTTTCTTCTTCTGTCCAAATTCCATCTGCAACTCTATTATCTGCACACATACCACATATACATTTATAATCATCTATTGGCT